TCCTGTTGTTTTTGTTTGTGAAGTAATAGGTTGTAAATTTAAATACTACGTCAGCAGTCAAATAATCTACATCTCTATCTTCTACATCAAATGATAGTTCTGTCAAAGACGTTGGAAAAATATTCTCAAATTCTACAATAATATTTGGATTAAAATTGCTATTTAAAATTTGTAATTGAGCATTAGAATATTCTGGAATTTCTTGGTCGTCCATTTCTTCTGCTAAATTATTTTTTCTAATCCATTTCCAGATGGTCAAATAATTACTTAAATCTTCGTCAACAATAAATTTTAAATTTAAATCTCCGTATTCAACTCCACCAGATGCTGGTAGAGCAATGCTTCTATATCTTGTTGGTGCCTCTACTGTTCCAACAGAAATGTCTGGAAGATTTGCTCGTTGACAGAAAAAATCTACACCAGCAAAAATATCAAGATTCATCTTGAATCCTGCTGGGGCAAGAAAATTTCTATTTGTTGGTTGCTCGTTATACCACTTAGCAGACATAACTTTATGTTTTTTTACTATTTATTTCCATAAAAAAAGACCCCCTTTCGGGGGTCAATGTATTTACCTGAAAATCAGGTGAGGTTGATAACTTTAACTCTTCTGTAATACTGGTTGGTATTAGCAGTGAGAGCAGAACCATCAGGAGTAGCACCAGCGATACCGTTGCTATTTGTAGTTGAAACGAATGGGTTGCTGACCATACCGTAACGAGTCTTGAAGCCAATCTTAGGCTGGAAGGTGTCAGGGTTGATCGAACGAACCATTTGGAGAGGAACGTATGGGCAATAGAAGAGACCAGCATCATAAGGTGATGTGCCCTTGTAACCCATGACGTAGTAGTGCTTAGCAGCTTGTGACTGACTATAGATAGGAGCACCGAATGGATCAATGTAAACACGGATACCACCCTGAAGAACACCAGCAAATACGTTACCAGTGTCATCAACGTTGAGTGAAGTGTTGAGAGCAGGAGCGTAATCAAGCATACCAGCCATTGACATGGCGGAAGCAACGTCTGCTGAGCAGATCATGAAGTTGCCCTTACCACGACGGGTTAGTTGACCGATAGCGTTTGCGTCACGCTGAATTTGGAATAGAAGACCCTTGAACTTCTCTGCCATCCAACGACCGTTTGAATCAATGTCAAGGTCGAAAGTACCTTGAGTAGCAACGTCGTTCTGAGCGCCAGGAAGGGCAACAGTGTAGACGGTACGGATGATTTCACGGTTGATCTCAGCGAGGATTTCGCTTGAGAGGATGTTAGCAAGCTCTTGCTCAGCATCAAGACCATGGATTGCCTTGAGGTCTTGTGCTAGCTCTAGGGTGTACTCAGCCTTGAGAGCGCGTGTCTTAGCAGTCACCGAGGTCTTCTCGATGCTGAATGCCATCTCGCGGAAGAGTGTACCAGCTTCGCCAAGAACTTCTGAATTTTCACGAGTTAGTGAAGTTGTACCGCGCTCGTAAGTACCAGGAGTGCCGTCGTTAAGAACAGCTGGGTTGTTGCCCTCAGCATCGCCACCTGAACCAGCAGCGGAACGAACGTTATAAGCACCAGCAGTTGCGTCGGAACCACCCGAGAATCCTGCGTCTGGCTCGTAGTAGAGAGCTTCAGCGCCATTTTGGTTCTCATAGCGAGCACGCATTGCGAAAATAAGTCCAGTAGGACCGCTCATTGGTTGAACGCCAGCGATGTCGTAAGCGACAAGGTTAGGCATTGAACGGCGGATTAGGCTGATTAGGATAGGATCGAAACCAGCAAGACCAGCGGTGTTGCTTGAAGATAGAGCTGAACCAGCAGGTGATACAGTTCCAGCGCCGAGTGAGTTAACGGCAACCTCGTTGAGCATACCATGCTCTTCGCGGATTGCACGCTCTTGGTTTTCTAGCAGGGTGGCAACTACCTGTCTGCGATATGCGTCCTTGATTTCAGGAAGGTCTTTGTGACCGAGAACAGGTGCCCACTTTTCCTGCAAAATTCTAGTGTCAGACATTTTGCTTTTACTCCGTTGAGTGATTGGGTTAAAATTATTTATTATTATCAGTTGCTCCAGCGTGAAATCGCCTGAAGATAAGCAGCCATTACTGGTGATACTTCTTCGGATGATTGTTCGCCTGAGACTTCAGAAATTGCTTGTTCAGTTACAACATGCTTAGGGAAGTAACTTGAAATGAGAGTGGAAACTTTATTGCGGAAGTCTTCTTCCGAAACAAATTCTACACCTTCAGCAAGAGAAACAAGCTTTTCTCTTTGGGTATCAACTAGTCCCTCGCTCATCTGATTGAGGATTACGGTTTTTTGATAACCAGCGAGTTTATTATTAAGATCAATATTACGCTCAATCTGTTCGTTGAGACGACCTTCCATTTCACAAAGCTCCTCAGTCATTGTTTCTACAACATTGACTTTCTCCTCGGGGAGATTGAGGTAGTTATCTTCAAAAACTTTTTTGAGACCACCCATGAACTCTTCAGCGATCTCAAGCTTGAGACCAGCATCAAGAGCTACTTGGTTTTCTTCTACCCAAGTGGTGATTGCGTAGTTGAGTGTTTCGTCAACTTTCTCTGAGAGAGCAGCAATCTCTTCTTGGAGTTTTGTGGAGAATTGCTCTTCTAGAGTTGAAGCAATAGCATTTACTTGCTCTTCGATGCGTGACTTAACAGCAGCTTCGAAAATTGTAGTTGCTTTTGCTTTGAACTCTTCGGAAAACTCTTCGCCTTCGGTAAGGGCAGCAACGTCTTCCGCAGCGGAATATTCGATTGCTTCCATACCAAATACTTTTACGTTATTTGGACCACCAGGAATCTGGTAACCAGATGACTTAACCGATGGAGCTGGATCTTGATGCTTCCCACGGGTTTGCTGATCGCTAACCTTTGAATTATGGTTAGATGACTTAGCACCAGGATTTGATTCACCCTGAGGCTTCTCAAAGGTTGAACCACCGTCATCCTCTTCCGATTGACCAGGAGCAACGGAGGTTGGGATTTCAAATCCTGAGTCTTTATGACCACCGCGAGTTTGAGCATCGCTTACAGCAGCACCAACTGGTTGCATGTACTGAGTGCCTGAAGATTGACCAGGAACGATTGAAGGGGAGAGCGCACTAGTGCCAACTTCTGACTCAGTTACAAGCTCCTCAAACTTTTCGTTTAAGTTATCTGACATTTGAGATTCCTCGTAATTCTAATATGTGTTTATTCTACAATTATTTATTAAATTATAAACTTTGTAAGAAGTGGTTGAACGCTTTCAACGACCTCTCTTCAATATTTTTTCTGGTAGATTCAGAAATATATTTATGATATTTAGCAACATTAACCTCTTTAATGATGCCATTTTCCCAAACCCACTCTTTTCCTTCCATAATTCCGTTCACAAAAGCGTCAGGTGCGGAGGGATCTGCTACAATATCAGCAGCAGTTGCGAGCATAAAATCATCACGTACATAATTGGCACCGTTCTTCTCTTCGATAGAACCCATGCCTCTAGAAGAAACGCCAAGCTTAACTCCTGATTCCAGTAGTGACTTAGCAATGTTTCCCATTGGTGTATTTAGGATCTGTGCTTTACCGATAAAATTTGAACCTTCTGCTTTGAGAGAAACAATTTTATGCGACACACGATCTAGGTTTACAGTAGGACCATCGGGATGACCTAGTTCACCGAGAGCACGACCAACGTTTACATACTGTTCGTTGTATCTACCAACTTCACGCTCAAGAACGCCAAATGGATAAACGCGACCATTGCGATTTTTAATATCTCCCTGAAGGAACACACCTTCGATATGGAGAATTTTTCTTCCGTTTGATTCTTCTTCGAGGATCTGAATATCCTCAATACTCTCGGTGATTAGTTTCATTGTTCTGATTCCTCTGCGGATGTTTCTTCCACCTCCTCTTCTGGAGATTCTGGTTCATCAAAAAAAGTTTGAGCAACTACTTGTTTGTAATCTTTCATTGCCTCTGCTGCTTTTCCGTAGAGGATATCAGCAATTTTATCAAGTGCTTGAACTCTGTCGCCGTTGCGAACGGCATTTACAACTTCAATAGTGTCCATTTAATTTACCTATAATAAATTATTTATTGTTCTGATGTTTTAGGTTTTGGTGCTGCAACAGGTGCTGGTGGTGGTGGCGGTAAAGCACCAATCTCCAAAGATGCTGCATTCATCAAGTTTGTGTGAACTGGGTCTGGAATTTTCCCTTCGGAAATTTCATTTTCCATTTGTTTGGAAATTTCTTCATACTCAGCATCAGATTGCATTAAAACTTGCTTTCTGACATATTCAATCGAATAGTATTTACCCAAAAATGGATCTAATGCGGTAGCAACTTGGAGACGATTATTCATCAACTCTGCTTGCTTAAGTTCTTCAAAGTGATTATCAAATTGATAATCATATTGAATATGTTCTTGCATCTCTTCCCAATCTTCGGGAGCAATAATTCCCTTTAGAATCAGTTGAGTTTTTAACATATCGTGGAATAATCCACTGAATTTTTTACGAAGTCTCGCAATCCACTTCGCAAATTTAAGCTCATCACGAAGAATTTCTGATGAACGACCTAGAGAAAATCCTTGATTGGCGTCATCTAAACGTGATGGCGGGAGATTGAGGGAGTTGTATAATTTCTTTTTGAAGTATTCAACATCTTTAAGTTCGCCAAGATTTTGACCACCAGGAAGAGTAGTGATCTCAGTTCCTCTACCACCTTCGCGGCGAGGTAGCCAGAAATCTTCA